TTTTAAATGAATAATAATTTAAATTTGACTAATATGCTCAAATTAGATTCTGGAGCTCGTTATGCATGTAAAACAAACTGTAAGCTTAACGCTTCTACTATAACGCCCTCACATATCAAGGAGATAATCAACAATGAACGAATTTAGCTTTGTATGGCAAATGGACATTCCCGCCACTGCCAAACACATACTTACCTCAATTCTAGTTAGAATCGTAGACGGAACAGACGAGGTATACACTACGCCTTATCTGGAAAGACTCTCAGCTGAACAAATTTTAACGGGCTGGGATGAAAAGTTTAACGAGGGAAACGAAAGCATAAACGATACTCTTAACGAACTTGAAATGTCGAACAGGTCTAAATTTGGACCTCGCTCAATAGCAGTACCTTGGGTCGATCGTAAAGACAGCGTTTTGCAGTACTATAATGACAAACCAGTACAAGTCAAGTCACAAACGCCAGGTAATAATACATTTAGACCATTGTCAATTGCTAATGCAATATCTTACCTTAAACCAAATACCAATTCTGGACTTCCTTTCTTGAGCAAAAAGAAGAGTGTCTTCAGCATTGTAAGTGAAAACTTTCTGTATTATCTAGGTAAAGAATTTCCAGCCGTACTTTTCACTAGGACGCAAGAAGATCGCAAAACAAGGAATGTCTGGGGTTATCCAATTGCTGACACAATCCAAGAGATGCGTTACTACCGTATTGTCCTTGAATATCAGAGTAAAATACCATGGAGAACAGCATTAGTCGGACCAGAAGCAGTTAATTTAGCCGTGACTAAGCTAATGAATTACGCCCGCGATAATTATCTTACACTAGTTAGTATTGATTTTTCGCTTTATGACGCCAGTTGTGTAAAAGACCTTATTATTAGTTCATTCGTCTATATAAAATCTTTATTTCAAGCTTCTTGTTATAAGGAATTAGACCAAATTTCGAAAAGAATGTACAGTATAGGTTTAGTAACACCAGACGGAGTATTACAAGGTAGTCATGGTATACCTTCCGGTTCTACATTCACTAACGAATGTGATTCGATAATACAATACTCAGTTTCACAAGAATATTATGAAGACCTCAAAGAATTTCAGATCCAAGGAGACGACGGGATTTACGCTGTCCGTGATTCAGACGCTTTCCTCGATCATTTTAAGAAATACGGACTCACTGTCAATAAAACTAAGAGTTATGTCTCTAATAATTTCTGCACTTATCTACAATTATTGTATGATGAGCACTACAGATCAAGTGATGGTATCATTCGTGGAATATATCCTACGTACCGAGCTTTACTACGGATATGCTACCAGGAGCGGTTTGACAGTTTTAAGAAAGATGGGATTTCAGGTAAAGATTATTATGCCATTCGCACATTATCTATTCTGGAAAATTGTAAGCACCACCCACTCTTTAAAGAATTATGTGATTATGTTGTCACTCTAGATAAATATAGTCTCATTCCAAGCGATGAAGGTGTTAGTATGTTCGTTAAATCGAAGCAACGCAACCTCGGAAAGGATGTTAACTTTAACATTTACAGGCCAGGAGATGACGTTCAGGGAATTAAGAATTTTGAATCCTATAAGTATATATTGTCAAAGATGAATCCATAAAGTTGGGGTAGCCG